TGAAATTTCAGTATTACTTTCTAATCTATATAAAACTCTAACCCATTTATGTTGGCAATATATTCCACCTTTTAATTCAAAAATATTATAATCTAAATCTGGTTTATGTCTAAAATCAGTATTTACTTCCTCTCTATAACTTGCTTTATCTATATCTTCAATTCTCCATACTAATCCTTGACCACTTAAACTCATCATTTTTTCACAAAAAGGTCTTGATTGTCCACTTTTTGCCATACCACGAGCATATTTATATCTAATTTTATATAAACCATTTTTACTATCTAAATCACTATAAGCAGAACCATCATTTTTACTTCCTACATTTGTTTCAGTTTCTTGTTTTAAACCAATTATATCTCTAATTTTATTTAAAGTTGATTTTTTTTCTTTAATTAAATAATTTGCCCAATCCTCATTACTATATTCTGAATTTTCATCTAATTCATCTACAAAAACCCATTTACTTTCCATTTTAATTCCACTTGTTCCTAAACTTCCTAAAACAACCTCAACATCTTCTTCTGATAATTCTGTAGAAATTTTTACACAATTATTTACAGTTTCACCTTTTGAATTTTTTTTAGTTCCTTTTTTTTGATAACCATCCCAACAAGGACTTTTACCTAATTTATTATGACTTTTACAAGGCATATACCAAAGTTCACCATTAACTTCCATTTCGTGATGACCACCACAACCTATTTCTTTTGCTGCATTTTCGGCTTCTTTTATTGTTTTATATGCTGTTTTACCATCTATCATTTTTAAACTAAATTTCTGCATTTCAACCCCTGTTTCTTCTTCAATATCCTCTTTATCTTGAATGGTTTTATCTATTTCAGTAAATTCTAGTGGCTGTAAGGTTATAAAGTATAGGTTTAAGGCTATATCGTTATACGCTAATAGTTGATCAAAGCATTTAATTAAAAGCTCTTGAAAAGGTCTTATAACGGTATTATCCATTAATAAAGATGCAGTTTTAATTTCATCAGCATTATTTCCTAATCCTGCACTATCTTTTATACCTAAAAGCATTGGAGATACTACCCTATGAGAAACTAATATTTTTTTGGTACTTTCCTCACTTAAAAATTGGTATTGTTGGTGAGCATCTGATAATTGTACTGGCGTTATCTCTGCTTGGCTTTCTTTATTATCATTGAAGGCTAAAATAAATTTCCCTGCATTTGAACTGCCAGAAAATTTTTGTGCAATCCTTTGTTCAATTAATTCTCTTTGTTCTTGATTTGGTGTTCCATTGTTAAAATTTATAAGCATTGAAGGTGCCAATCCATTCATTATGTTATTTAAATGATAATTACTTATTTCTTCTTCTAACTCTGCATATTGTAAACCTCCTTGATAATCTACAGGACTATAATAATAAAATCCTGCTCGGTAAGGTTTTATATAATATATCTCAATATTTTCTTTACTTGTACCGTAAGATGGAATTCTTAACGGTTTATCAGAGGGTTTTATATTTGGCCAATCATTGAAATAATAATAAGCATTTATATTTCCTTCCTCATCAGATTGTTCTGCTCTTAATGTTTCAATAGGAAAATGTTCTAATTGTGCTATTTTTTTTCTACCCTTTCCATAAATTACTTGAATAGCTGCTTGACCCATTAATTTAAGGTCATAACTAACTTTTTGTACCATTTCAGGTTTTAAGAGTGTAATCATTTGAGCATATTGCTCAGGCTTTCTTGAAGCATCTGTGGCATTTATACCTTTACCAAATATTTGTTGACTAATTCCATTAATACAAGCATTATTGGTTGGACTACCATTGTAACGATCTATAAGAAATTGAAAATAATTATTATCTACCCCATATTTTATCCAATCTTTACCTTGTACCTCTAATATTTCTGGACTTGTATAGGTTGCTAAATTTACAAAACTAAACTCTGAGTTATGCTTTGCAAATCTTCCATTATTATCTCTTTTTATTGTTTTTTTCATAATTAAAATACCTTATAAGTGTTATCAAAGGAATTAAAAGTTTTGTAAATACCCAAATTTAAGTTGTAATATTCATCTTCCATTTGATCTATTTCTTGATCAGTACAAAAAATTCTATCTCTAAATAAGGTAGCATCTGTTGTTCTATCTATATTCCAAAAAGTGTTATCATTTTCCCATAATTGATAATTAGTATTCCAAAAATTAAAATCAGTAAAAAAACGAATATCATAAAAATGTCCTTCTATTAAAACAGGATCAAATATTTGATTAAAAGTTAAAAAATTAACATCAGTAGTTGCTGTTGTTATATCATAAAGAACAGTAATATTTGTACTATCATCTGTAATAGACATAGTAAATTCTGATCCATATATTCTAGGGATTACATTAAAAGTTTGCGCTGTTACAGCAGTCTTAAAAACTATCATTACTTATATAACGTATTAATTAACTTATTTTGTAGATAGATAAAAGCAAAAAAAAAGCACCCCTTAGAGTGCTTAATTTCAATATATAAATTATCTTTTATTAATTAGGAGCAATTTGTCCTGCTTCAGCAGTTATAACTCCTGAATCTAGAAAGTAAGGTGCTGTTTCCTCCATACCTTCTAAAACCATTGTAAACCCACTTAAATCACCTGCAGCAGCTCCTGAGACTACCGTTCCTGTTGTTACTTCCATCCCATTCTCAAATCCACATAAGAATGTATTTCCATAATAATCAACAACTGCAGCGTAAGGTCTACCTAAAGCTAATATTTGTAACTCTGCTTGAGTTTTAGCTTCTAAAAATGTTAAAGTTAAATTAATTGTTTGAGTATAAAAAGTTGTTCCATTTTCTCTGCTACTTGTAACAGTAGTTTCTAAAGAACTCGGACCTTTTACATCAAATTTATACCAACTAGCAGTACCTGCTACAGCAGTTACTTGTTTAGTTGCAGCATCTATTGTTATTCCTGTTAAACCTCCAAAATCAGCAAATAGGACTTCTTTAATCCCACCAAAAGCTGACTTACAAGGTATTTTCCTTCCTGATGTTAGTGCACACGCCATTTGTTTTATTTTTTATTAAAAAAAAAGGTAAATAAGTAAAACCTACTTACCCTTTAATTTTGGTTAATTATTTATTAAGCTGAATATTCAACTAAATCTGAGGCAACTCCAAATTGGACACCTGATGTAAATCTCATTATCATCCTAACATTTTGGCTTCCATCTATGTCAGCCATATCTATAACTTTTACTTGTTGGTTGTCATTTAACAAACCAGTTCCAAAATAAAGGTTACTTCTTTCGGCTGCATACATTTTGTCATTAGCCATTCCCGGACAAACAAAGATTTTAACACCATTAACAGTTAAACTTCCATTGTTCCACCATTGTGTACCTTCATTATTTGTTCCATTTGCTCCTAATCCATTTGCTGCAAAGCCGCCTAAAGCCTGAACATAAAATTTAGCTGCTGAACTTGGTATGTAAATGAATAAATCTTCTTTACCATAAAGAGCAGATGGAATTGCATCCACAACCTTAGATAATTCTGCAATAATATTTACTGCTGAAAGAGTTGTTCCTGTAACTTGTTGAGCTGCTGGAATATCTCCTGCTGCTGCTGCTGTTGCAATAATCTTTTGGAATCCATCAAATGAATTATTAGATGCTGCTGCAGTATCTCCTTGCCATAATGTTAATTCAGTTGATTGAGCAACTTCTGCTGCCACGTGAGCAATTAAAAAATCACTAAAAACAGGTGGCAGATTTCTCGCCAAACCAAATCCCATACTTGCGGATTCCCAATCATTTACAAAATCTTTTTTACAAAGTTGTAGGTTAACCTGTAACTCAGTTGGCTGTATAATTCTTTCAGTTAATACGATAGAAGAATTAGGATCAAAATCACAAGATGCAGGACTAACTAAAGAACCTGTTGCTAATTTTTTGATTACTTCTTTATAACTAATGTTTGCTTTAACAGTTAATCCACCATCACTAATAGTGCTTGAACTAAGTAAAGCAGCGGCTATATATTCCCCAGCAAATTGACCGGCATAGGAAGTAGAAACGCTCACTGCTGTTCCCAATTTTACATTTTTTAAATTACTCATTTTATTATTTTTATTTATTAATTATTATTATTATGCTTCTGATGCCCAAATTCCTTGACATCCTATTATATACCATTCTGTTAAACTAACTGCTCTTAAAGCACACCAGTCACCTTGAATAGATGTTGCTTTAGTATTTTCCCAGTCTTTACCTAAAACACCACCTGCTACTACTACAGAAGCTGATAAAGTAACTGATCCAATTATTTTGTTTGA